TGGGCTGATTACCAGAAGGTTTGTAAACGTAGGGTAAGTTGGTGCTCTCCACAAACTTAATAGCAGTTGGATAATCATTAAAAGTGTAGGTTTTGGGAGTGTTTATGCCAGCCATTTTCATAATTTTGTTTCCATAAGGCCTATCAAGCTCTACCTGGTCTCCCCAATAACTTCCACCAATTACTGGGAAGCCTTTCTTTCTAAGAAGGTCAGCCGCCTTACCATACCCTTTACCTACCATGTCGAAGACTATGCAGCCGGGTTTAGGGTATAAGATATACTTAAGTATACCTTTATTAAGTTCTCCCTCTTTAGAGATTAAAACTTCCTTAACTGGGGACTTCTCAATGAGACCCTCTCCTACTCTCCTCTTATCCTTTTCATTTATGTGGAAGATGACCCTATGTCCCTCTTCCATTACCCTTTGGGCAATAGGAAGAGAGTCTCCAGCTTTACTTATAAATAAGAAGACTCTCATAAGTTTCTCCAAGCTTTAATTGCCAAGCATATCCATGCTATTACTATTAAACCTAATACTATCCTCTCAACATCCATCGCCTACTCTCTTTCGTATAATTCCTCTATTCGCTTATACTTCTTTCTAAGCTTACGAGGGACTGATACATCTCTCCCCTTAAACTTTTGCATCCAACTTCTTATTGATTGCCTACTAAATACTATCTTATCCTCTCTGGAGGCCTCCCTATTATGCTCAATCCTTTCTTGTCTTAACCTTTGCATCTTAAGTCCATCTTTCTTATATACTGCCCAGGCATAGCGTCTGTGCCAATCTGAACTAACAGTTGCTCCTCTAGCTCTAATAGTTGTTTTAGCTCTCTTAGCTGCGTAGGCCTCACTCTCAGTAATGGTTGTAAAACCCATAGATTTAAGAACATTATCCAGTTTAGAAGGGGTTGCTATTAGGACATTCTTAATATTCCTAATACCCTCTCTAGCTTGTCTAGCCGCCTTATACATATTCCTAATAACGTCTGGGCTAGCCTCTGCAAGGGCTCCCTTAACATCACCATCTTTAGCTCTCTGAACTGCCCTCTTCCCCTGCTTAAAAAAACTGGAGGTTGCGCCAAGTATAGCAGTGGGGTCTCGGAAGAGGTCTTCCCTAACTATGTCTCCCACGCCTAAGAGCATACTACTATCTATTCCCATTAGACTAGGGGCTCCACCCAATATCATCCTCTGCACTTTCTTTGGAACATTAGCTTTATCCATCATATCACGGGCATCACTCTCAGCTGTTCTACCCTTAAGCATTCTATAACCTAACATAAGGAGAGCTGCAAATGGGAGACCCTTAACCCCAGCGAGGGATAATAGGTATCCCAAACCCCTTACACTCTCTCTAGCTGGGGCTCCTCTCCAAGGCATAGAAGCGTTGAGTCTCTGAAGGAAACTCGTTCCATAATGCATAAATATATACATTGTTTTAGCGAGAGGCCTCCAGCCGCCTGCCCCACTAACCAATTGAGGAAGGTTATGCTTACCATAAAAGAATTGAGTTTGTCCCACAAAGTTCTTACCAAATTCTACCAAAGCTTCCCTTCCCTTTAAACCTTGGGTCTCAGTCCCAGCTCTATAAGCTGCTATGGCAGTGGTGGTTCGGTTCACAAACTCGGATGCTCTACCAAAGGAGCCTACCCACTTCTCCCATTCAGCTTTAGTTAAACCTCTAACTGCAAGTTGGAAGCGTGTCATCTGGTCACCAAGAACTCCTTGACGGTGGAGTTTGTTTAGGTAACCTAAGAGTTCAGAAGAGAGACCGTGGGACTCTCCCTTCCATAAGTGGAAAAAGTATCGTTGAGCTTGTTTGTAAGAGTCAGTGAGAACCTTCTCTGGTTGAGCTTTTGGAAAGTATTTACCAAGTAGAGGTAGGGTGGTTGGGATTGGTTGGGTTAGGTTTTGAGATAAGAAGGACATATCAAATGCTAACCTCCAAGTGTAGGCCATCCTCGCTATCCACTTCCAACCTATCTGACCCGTGTCGTGGGCTAGGTCTATAAAGTCACGGGCGTAGGCTCTAAGTTCTGGGCTCATACCCTCAACGTTCTCCCTAAATGCGGCTTCAGCTCCTTGACGACCAGTTATTTTAGATAACTTATTGGCGGCTCCTTCGAGGTAGTCAACTGAGCTTTCGAGGACATTCTCCCAAGTCCAATCGTAACCTGGGACATCCTTTCTTTTAATCCAGTGAGCACTGAAAGTTCTCTTTCTAAGTTCATTTCGGAGAGCTTCTATGTCTGAGGACCTGACATCTACGTCAGAGGCCTCAACTAAGTTCTCTAAATCAGCAAGAGTAAGATGCCTGTAAATACCTCTCTTAACTGCCTCATCTCTTAGGTAGACCTTGGAGTTTGGGATTAACTTAGCCGCATTAACAGCGTCAGATTTATTCTTGTAGAGGTTGAAAAATGATGCTATACTCTCCCCTTCAGATGGAGGAGCAAATACAGCCCAATTCCCACCTGCTCGAGTTTGAGAAACATAGCCTCCCAACTTATTCACTGCTAGTGCTAAGGCCTCATCTGCTATTCTTTGTTTATCTGGAGTCATCTTATCATACTCCATAAACATCTTACGAGTCTTAATTTCCATATTGGTAGAGTATTTGTAAAGTCTTCTAACTCTTTCATAAGCATCTATCTCGGCATCATTAAAACCAAACTTAACCTTTAACTCACCCTTATTATACCATCTTCGAACTGCCACACTATTACCAAGTTTGATTATATTTACTACCTTCTCTTGAGACTCTACTGGGAGTTTAGCCAACTTCTTAAGTTGAATTATAGCTTGGCCTCCGTAGAAGAGTTCATGCTTATAATCTATACCATTTTGGACAGCGGAGTATACGGGTTTGAATGCTGGGTATTTTTGACCTATAAAGAAAGGGGTGCCTATCTTCTTAGCAAAGCTTTTAAATTTACTGGAGACTTCTTCACCTTTACCTGTGATATTAGTCATTAGGTCTTCGAATTCTCCTAAGGCTTCCACGCTAGCAAAACCTGCTTCACCTTTGACCCCAAAGGTATCTAGTATTCTTACTATGGGAATTCCTGAGAAGTCTTTAGGAACTTGTCCAGCGGCTAATTGAGTTTTAATAATCTCTAACTCATCAGCTGACATAAGGGTTGAACGAGCACCAGCTGGTGTCTGATATTCCACGCTATGGGTGCCTGGTTTAAACTTAACCTTAATTTCAGCTGGCGGCTTGGGCTTCTCAATCCTAGCTTCTATATAATTCGTAATGTTATTGAGAGTTTTGCTTATCCCTAAATCTACTTGACCTGCTTTATCTATATCTCCACCCATTGCTTTAGCCAACCAAGTTGCCCCTACATCTCTAAGGGGCATAAAAGATAGTTTCATCAATCGCTTCTTCTCTGACCTTAGTTGCTCCAAAGACATATCCTTAACATCAGAAACACTAGGGACACCTTGTTTTTGCAAATACATGTTTACATAATCAGATACCTTCTTGGGAGGCTTTGTAACTTCAACTTTTGAAATTACGGGAGGCTTCTTAGTTATCATATCCTTGAAAGTAGGCAACTTTTTCAATATAGCTTTGGGAGTGGGTGTAATAAGGGGTTTACCCTTTACTTTAAGATGGGATGCCATCATAATAGATTTAGTCCCATCAGGTCTTTGAACCATGAGTTGAGTTACATCCCTCCTACCCTTAGCCGCAGTTTTGTATGGCTCAAAGTCATCAGCGGCTCCCATTACCTTAACTTCCTCATCCATGAAGGTAGCTTTGATAGGGAACTTGGTCTTTTTAAGTTTAGCTATTTCCTGTGTTCTTACTGCCTTCAACGCTTTTACATCCTTAATTGGGGGTTCAACCATAGCTTTAATCTTAGCAAGAGCCGCCCTCCCCTCAGCCGCTGGATGTAGGGGAACTTTCTCCTTAGCTAAAAATTGAGTCCTCAAAGCCTTCCCAATCTCAGTCTTAGGCATCCTCTCAGGCTCAATAGGCTTCCCCACTTCCTTAGGTATCCTAGCCCTAGGTAAGGTAAATGGCTTAGTAGCTGTCATTTTAAGAGCCTTAGCCAACCAACCAAACCCAAACCTGGGAGTGGCTGTCTTAATTCCCCCAACCTTATAAGCCCCTGCCAACCTCTCCATACTCTTCTCAACTCTACCCCAAATAGCACTCTCCTCCGCTGTCAATTTCCCAACCCCAGAGGTAATCTTCTGCATAGCACTAAACATCTTATCTTTGGGAATTTTTTGCAATTCAGGTTTAGAGGCTAACCTTGAGAGAGCTAACTGAGTCTGTGGAGCTGAGAGAATTATTTTCCCAGCCTCAATACCCATATGAGTCAACACCGCCGCTGTTGCGGCATTCTTAACCCAATACTCCCATCTCTGAGGTTTATACCCCGCTTCAAATTGACCCTCAATCTGAGGTTCTATTCTCTCACCCATGAACTCTCCAAACTTCTTTGCCCTCTCCCCTATAATCCTTCTCCCCCTCTTATGCCTCTCAAGAAGAGTCTCTTTCCTCTCCTTAATTGCACCGAACTCCCTCTCAGCAATTGGAGCATAAACTGGGTATCTCTTAACCACATGTTGAAGTAGCCTCTCATCAGGTATATCTTTGTACTGAGGATACTTCTCCTTCAGTTTTTGCATTTCAGCTATTGCCATTATCTTCCCATTAGGTTTAGTGGGTCTTGAGTGTCTGCTCCTGCTCCCCCACCCAAGCCGCCAGTAAATCGGCTCTGGATGAATTGCATATAGTATTTGATTGCCTGCGCACCCTCAGCCTCTTCTATAGTTTGGTCCATTATACCATTTTGAATAACTTTGATAATAGCAGCTGCTCCTTCTGGTGATGGGTCTAGACCTCTTTTAGCCCTCTCAAGTGCAAGTTTAGCTGCATTCTCCTCCTCAGGGGTAGGTTCATTCTCTATAGGATACCTAATGGGTTTCCCCTCTTTATCATACCACTCATCAATATGTTTTTTAGCAAGTTTATGAAACTCCTTACCCTCTGGAGTATTATCAAAGAGACCTCTCTCTGTCTCACTCTTCTTCCAGTAGTTCTTGTAAGCTTGTTTAATATAAGCTCTACTCTCATCCTTCCTCTTACTCTCAGCCTCAGCCTCTGTTGCTTTGGCTTTAATAAGAGCATCAGTATACTTACTCTCCCTATCAGCTAAAGGTTTAGCCCAACTTTCCCGCTGCTCTCCTATTTGACCTAAGTTTATTATAGCCATAAAACCTCCTTATACAGTTTACTTTTTGGTCTGCCACTGCTGAAATATTTCCATCCCCATCTTAAGTAAATCCCCCCAAGGTGATTTTTGTCCTGGGTCAGTTGCCACAGCCACATCTCTTCCAGTTGGTCCTGCAAGGAAAGCCATAGCCTTATCCAATATTGGATTATACTCAGGAAGTTCGCTCAACCACTTTTTATATTTAATTTCTTTTCCAACACTTTCATAAGCAGCCCTACTCATTCCCATCCCAAACTGTGCTTTAGAAATCTCGGGAATTTGCCTAGCCCTCTCTCCAGCAAGATATTCACTAAACCTACCTATCCCCGCTTCCTCCGCCCTAAACCTTCCACTTCCTCTAAGACTTCCAGCGTAACCCTCCCTAATCTCAGGAAGTAGCTCCTCTTTAAACCTTTTAGTCTCAGGTCCCCCTACAGCTTCCTCAAACCATTCTCCAGGGTCGAGTTTCATAAACTCTGAGTACCTACTTTTAGTATAAGGGTCAAGAGGCTCATACATCTCCCCCTCATATTTTGGAAGGCCTCTTCCTATACCCTCACCAAGAAACCTAGCCATAGGTGTAGCCACATGATGTTTAAGAGGGTCTTGAAACTCCTTACTTACGATTTGTTCTCCTCCACCTCCACCTCCCCCCTTATCTTTACTACTTTTATAAGCAAGGTAGGTGCTACCAACCTGACTTACACCTTTCCAAAATGCTGGGTTGGCTAAGAATTGCCAAAAGCCTCCTTCATTACCCACCCATCTAGCCCTATTCTTCCATAACCATTTAAGTTTGTTAATCATAATTCCTCCTATCCTTTAGGCGAAAAGAAAACTACCCCCTCACTCCCAACTCCCGTTAAACTCACACTAATCCCATTTTTAGCAATAACTGGGATAAACCTATCTATCCAAACATCTCCCCCAGTTTTCACCACAAACATGTCCAGTTTGTTTCCACTGGTAGTTGAGGCGTTATCATAGATGTAAATTGTCGCCTTGGCTGTTGCTCCCGCTATCAGGGAGCATCCATGGTAGTTACCACCAGTGGTGGCTACCACCGTGAGACCTGTAGTTATATCCGCACTGGCTACTCCATAAGGGACGTCGAACATCCCTGATTGAATCTTTTTAAACTCTGGCATAATTTCTCCTTAAAATATCATTACTATTCCATCTGTCATACCCTTAAGAAAGCCGACTGAGAGTTCACAAGCCTTCCAAGTGAAGTCTTTGGAAGTGGGCTTCCAGTTACTTAAAATAAAGGTTACTATGAACGCTGTAGGCAATATCACTTGCCAAAGAGTAAAACCAAATATTAAACTTGGGGCAACATAGGAGCACCCAACAAGGGATTTCACCCAGTATGGGGTTTTTTCACCATAAGGTAGAGATGTTACCCCCCAATGGATTAGGGAATAGAGGACTAACTTCCCAACCGCTAATCCCAAACTTAACCCAACAAAACTAATTAGGATTGGGAGGACTATCCTCCTAAACCCTTTCCAATACTTTCCTCCAAGAGCCCAGAGGAGGGTGGAGATTGTTACTATTAAGATTAAGGCTAGTTCTTTATCAAGCATCTATTTCTCCCTTATCTAATAAGCTCTGAATAGCAGTAGCTCTTGTAATCTTACCCATTTCACGCACTATTTTTTGCTCCCTAACTTCCTTTGCAGATAGTGGCCTTTTATAAACTTTTATACTAGCCAAAGCATTTTTATCATCTACTTCAACATAGGTGTAACCATCCTTAATTGGATGTCTACCTAAGGGAAGCTCAGCTTTAGTTATTATATGTTCTTTTAAATCCTTAAAATAACCATAGCCTGTTTTAACTTCAAACATAAAACCTCCTAACTCAATGGTATCCAATAAACTGTTGTTGTTCCAAGATTATTATCACCATAATCTGCTCCTCTAACCTTATAATAATCATCTTTCTTAACTGGCACACAACACCCTGCACCATTAGCAGACTCAAATGTATTACTTCCCGATTGATGCCTTAATGTTGTAGGTGGATTATCACCATCAGACCAACATCTTATCCATTCATTGTCACTATCATCTGTAGTAAACGCTAATACAAATCCATCAGTAGCAGCTTGGTAAACTGTATCATTATTCCTTGCAACCCATGCTCCCAATGTTACAGATGTATCCGTAGGAGTAACCCAAGTAGCATCACCCCTCCAATATGTAGAAGATGAAGCACTAGCTCCACCATTTAGGTTACCAACCGGCAAATTACCAATTACACCACCAGATAAGTCTACAGAACCATGTTCAACCTCTGGCATTATAACCTCCCACTCTTCTCTCTCCAATAAAACCCATAATATCTTAAATAAAATCCACTACTCGCAGTATTATTTAAGAACTTAAACCTAATCTTTCTAACACTTGTATCAAAGTCTTGTTGGTAAATCTTATAATCACTGGTTAGAGCAGAGGTGTTCCCTCCTCCACCCTCAGTAGCATGCCAAGTGTTCCCTCCATCCCCAGACCAAGTGGTAGTCACACTTTGACCTTTAGCTTCAAATATTAGTTGGGGAACTCTCATATAATAGTTCATATAATCTTCAGTTCCAGGGAGAACAAAGTCAGGGGTCTGAAACTCATTAGTTATAGCAGTCCCATCGTTGTTGAGAGTAGTTTTACTTAATTGATAAACCTTACCATCATTGTCCCCAACTAATGTGATTGGGGCGTAAGCCCTAGTCAACATATCCCCAAAGCGCCAGTCCTGTTCACCAATATTCCCAGTTAGTTCTCCTATGGTTAGGGAGCTGGCAGCTTGGTAAAAGCCATAGCCTGTCATGCTCCTACTCTTCCTATACCAAACTTCCCTCACTACATCATAACACCAAACTTCATTGGGGTAGCCTTGAGTTACTCTCCAAGTTCCAGTGGCATCATCAACTGCCCAGGTTGCAGTAATCTCAAAGGTATTGGTGGCTACGCCCGCTATTGTATACTCCCCATTATAGTTAACAGTTTCAGTGATTATAACCCTATCATCGTTGGAGAGGCCGTGGGCTGCCGAAGTAACAGTAACTTGACCTCCACCACCGTCAGCGAACTCCGTAATTGAACCAGAGCTTGAAGACGTTGGTATAGTGGGTATCCAAACTTGAAGCTCATCATCTTCCTCGACATATATTATGAAGCTCCTACCAGCATACTCCCTGCTCAGCCTATCATACATAGTTCTCTTAACTGGGTCATCTAATATTTCTATTTCCCCAGTGCCCTTGTAAGCAAATGTAACATCAGGGCCTAAGACCATATGCTCTCCACCAACATCAACTATTGCATCCTTACTTAAAGCCCCAGTCCCAGTGACCATTGTCATAAACCTAAAAGGGGTAGCTCCACCTACCCAAACCATCAAAACTATAGACCTCTCTTTATATATTGCCCACGCATTCTCACTTAATTGCTCTGCTGCTATTACCCAGCTCTCATCATCGGTTAGGTCTTGGTAGCCTGCAGTGCCTCCAACGTAATCCTCTATTCTGCCTATATTTGACCAGGTTGCCCTTAGGGGAGCATCCGCCCCATTCTCAGTATTGTTGAAGAGCACCACATGGTCTTTGGCAGTTAATATTACCTCGGAGGTGGTAATAGCTCCAGCCGCCAGTGTGGTGGTCAAGTCTGCAAATAACCCAGAACCCGTATATTTTTGAGGTTGGTCTATCCCATTAGTTACCATAAAGGTATTGCTCATAGCAGTAGTGCTAAACTTATTATCCCCATCTCCAGTGAAGGCCTTTACTGTTCTCATATCATCTATATAGATTGTTACTGCCCCTGGGTCACTATTAGCTATTAAGCCTACACTCGCTAGGGCGTCAAGGTCATCAGGGTAAGTCCCCCCATCATCATCATCTGGAGCTGATATGTCTACTACTACATGCTGCCACTCATCAGCTACGAGAGCTGGAACATAATAGTCAGCGTATGTTGCACCAGCTGCACACGCCGCCTGTTCATCAAGTCTAATTGAGAAGACCTCTGCCGCTACAGCTGCAGTTGCCCTAATCCAATAAGATAAGTGAGTGTTAGTAGCAGCACTAATATCAGTATTTTGGAGGTCATCCTCACTACTAACAATTCCTGTGGTGAACCCAGCCGCAATCACATGCTTAGCACTATAGGTGTCCCTAAGTTTAACAGCACTATCCCTAGTGGAAGTAACATTAGCTTTAGCATCCCAAGCAGCCTCACAGTCATCTATCTCAATTCCTTGAGTAACCACATCCCAAGTCTCAGTGGTAGTGTTATATTTGTAAACGTTAGTCGTGGTGAAAGCTAAAAGAGAGGAGGTTCCATCCTCTTTGTAAAACTGGTCAATTAGCATAACAGTCCCATTAAGTTGGTTAGTTTGGGTAGCAGAGGGGATTGGAAAGTCTACATAGCCGAAGTCACTAACTACCTCTCCATGCTTGAGGTAGCAACCCTTAATATAGGGACTGGCTTCTTTGGGTAGGAGGGTAGGGGCTATATTTGTTACCATTCCTTTAGTTGGAGAGTAAACGTGAGACCAAGGCATAATGTCTCCTTATACTAATGCTAATGCTACCACACGATAATAACCATTATTGGTTTTATAGAACCAACTACCTGCTCCACTTTGACTACCGACGACAACACTTGCATCGGCTGGGACTGCTCTAAGAGTAGTCGTTGATATATTGTCTACCAGACCTCCCATACTATCTTGTGTTGCACCCTCATGTTGACCTACCTGCCCCACAACCGCAACAAAGGTAGTTCCACTTGAGTCTGGGGAGTAGAAGAGAGAAGTCACCAACTTGATAGTCCCAAGACCATGAGTTTTAGTAACTGCAGTCCCTTTAGTTACTGCAAACCAGCCGCTGTCATAGGCAGTGGTTTTAACTACCATAGACTGTAGGTTTGTGCCGCTTGCAGTGATAGTGGCTCCGTCAACCTTATCTATTAAATATCCCGCACTGGTATCGGTAGCACTCATCAGTATCTTACCATCACCCACAGCTGTTCCCGCTACTATCTGAACCTCAGTCCCAGCACTCTTCTCAAAGAAGAGGTTATCGGTCTTGGAATAAATCCCAGCAACCTGAGTTCCAGAGAGAGTGGGTTTAGTGTCGTCAATGAAAGTGATAAACTTATGCCTACCACCTTCACTAGTGGCACTTTGACTTGCAGGCCACTCATGTTCCAAGTTCATCCTACCCTGAACCCCAATCCTAAGGTCTCTATTATAATCATCAATACTTGTCGCTACTGTAGCGTCTGTGGGAGTTGTATTGTCCCACCCACTACCATCTCCAAGAGCCATGACTCACCTCCTACGTTTATCAAGTCTTTTTGTTATGTTATCTATTACTTCCCATAATCTCTTTTGGTCTTCAGTATAATCACACTTATACACTATATCTTTAGATATTTTGAAAATTTGAGCCCTCACATCCCTAATATCACTTCTAAAACCATTTAATATAAATAAGATAAGTGCTATTAGTATTGGGGTAATGAACCTTAAAACTCTCCCAATGTCACTAAGCTTTTCCTTCGTCTTTCCGTTCACCACCACCCTCCTTTTCAATTTTGGGCTTCTCTATTATTGGTCTTGAAAGAACATTATTAAGTTCAATAATCATGGGGGCCTCCACCCCTTTAATATTAGCGTTAGCTAATATACCCTTTAGACTTCTAATTTGATTATCTGATATTTCGTATCTCATATTACCCCCTATCTCGTTCAGCATTTAACACTCCTAACTGTCTGTCTATAACTGCTATCTTTGCATTATATTCTGTTGTATAATTATCTCTCTCTTCCACCAACACAGCCCTTTTATCAATTAAGGCTCCCCTTACTTTTATAGTAACTACTTCTGTAGTTATCTGGATAGTATCTGCATCAAGAGCTATTTCACTCATAATTCCCCCCTTAGTTATTAGATACTACTGTTGACTGTATATATTGGTTAGTAACATATCTAAATTTTACAACATCATTAGGTCCTAAAGTTATTGCCCCGCCATTTACTACTTGAACCCCTGCGATATTGGCAAAGGTTATGTTATTAGCACCATCTATATTATGTATCTCAAATTCCATACCGTCTAATATTGCGGCGGCTTCTACTAAAGTTATAGCTGTTCCTACGGCGTTGGCATTGTTTAAAGTGATATAACTTGTAGCTGGAGTAAGGTTATAGCCAACAGCTAATACTATATCCTGTGCGTCTACAGTAGCTTGAGTAAAAGTGCTTACCTTAAGAGATGTCCCTGCGGCTAAATTTGTCCCAGAAGCAATGGTTGTATCGCTTATAAATGAGCCAGCAGTTAAACCTCCTACTACATCTACTACACCTGCTGAAGATATTGTCATTTTTGGGTCAATTGTTGTATCTGTAGGTGAGGTATATAATCCTAATTGTAAATCAGTTCCATCGTCCCAACCAATTATTGCTTTTCCCTCTGTTTCACCTACACCTATCCTTATAAACTCTGTATCACTTTCCTCTACGGATATTTGGGCGTTTGCTCCTAATAAACCGAGTAATTGATTTGGTGCTGTATCTCCAATGCCGACGTTGCCTGCTATAAAATATGCCTGAACACTTGAAATCGCATAAGACCTTATTAAAGCTGTGCTTGTTTCGCTATCATCATAAAGACTTATATAACCCCCATTTCCGCTACTATCTCCAATTCTTACTCTATCACCATCTGAATCTCCACTATCTGTTATAGAAAAATAATCTCCAGACAGAGATAACTGTAATGGGTGAGCTGGAGCTGCTATTCTAAGACCCACATACCTACTTTTTGTAACTGTTATAGCATTACTTCCATCACCATCATCTACCCTAAATAAATCACTATCACTCCAAGCGTCTAAGCCACTATCTGTAGTTCCTGCGTAGTTGGAGTCTACTGTTAAGTTAGTATCATCTGTAATAGTAGCTACTGTGAAGATTTCGTATCCTGCGGCTTCATCTGATTCTATTTTAATAGCATCACCAACTGCTATTTCTCCATTGTCAAAGTTAGTTCCTGTCCCTACTATTGCGTCAGAACCATTGGTTGCCGCTACTGTGCCTGTGAGGGCAGTTGTTAGCAAACCTTTGACATGAGCATTAGCAGTAGGAGCTGTTATACCAACTCCTAAATCATCTCCAAAATATACAGTTCCTAATCTTGTGTAAATCGCCCAGTTATCAGTAGCTACATCTATATTACCTAAACTTAAACCTTTAGCTGTTGCAGGTGTGCCTGTTCCAGCACCCACTATACTCCCAGAAAATAGTGTATAGCTTGTTGCGTCTGCATCTGTATCGTGTTCTATTACTGCCACTTGACACGTGTTCTTTCCTCTTGCAGAATTTAATACTCTTACAACTCCATAATTAGCAATAGCTATTGAGTCAGGGTCTGTATTTCTATTATAAATATCTCCCCAAACACCAGCAGTATATGCTCTCCCTCCACCAGACATAGTGTTATCAAACATTAAATTTTGCACCCAATAACTTCCATCTGTAGTACGTGCATGATGGACTGAAGATTTAATATTATTTGTATGTTCATTTAAGTTAGTAACAACTTCTTTATACAATCTTATACGAGCATTATTATATGCTACATTTATCCCCATCCTAATATCATCAGTTCTTACATACTCATTAGTAAAATTAGCCTTAAGTATGGTAGATGAACATAATGTTATGTTACCCCCCAAATCATTTACTATCACATCCCCGTTATTATCTCCGTGAGAGGTACCACGCAGATAGAGGTCACCTCCTGAGGTTGAATTTCCATAAATTTCATTACCTCCCATGGCTAAGTCCCCAGTCATAGTAGTAGACCCATCTAATCTTAGATAATAACTATCCAACCAATCTTCAGTTCTTATATTATCAACCTTAACTGGCACTCGGTCTCTCCCTTTCCACGTCTTTCCAAACTATCCTCTCAGTGGGTGTAGGTATCCATTGGATTTTAGGGACCTCCACTATTTTCTCAACCAACTTCACGTTCCTCAACCCCTCCAACTCCTTTTTCACACTTGCTATATCTAATATTAACTTGGGGATTAAAGCCATTAAATCCCTAACATTTGCCATATCCTTTACTGTTGCAACTATATACTCTTTCTCCAATATCTTAGGCTTTTCATAATCTTTCTCAACCACTACTGGTTTCTCTACCTTTACCTCTACTGGGACAAATTTAATTGTTTCTTCTACCTTAGGCTCATACCTCGTAGTAGTTTGCTCTTTAACATTAAACTTAACTGTCTCAACCTCATTAGTCTTATACTTAACCTGCTCTTCCTCTTTAGTTACGTATTTTACCTGCTCAGTCTCTACGTTCTTAATGATAGGTATAGTATAAGTCTTAGGAACCTCAATTATTTTTACCTCCTCAATTACTATTGCTTTAGTCAACTTCTCCCCTTTAGCTTTATAACTTGGGGTATCTGGTCTACCCCCTCCTCCTACGCTGTATCCCATAATTCCCTCCTATTTGATTACCTCGCTGGTTACAAAAACATCAGTAGCAACTGTTGCAGCGTTGGTATAGATGAAGCGAAGAGACTCCCCTTGATTTAGAAGCTCAAGGGAGGCGAAATCTAACATTACACTTATACCACCACCTATATTGTATATGTTCTCTGCTAGAGTTTGCAACACACTTCCACCTGAAGTTGCCGTATTATCTACATGGTAGACTCCGAAGTAATCACCAGAGCCATAGGACGCTGGGGTAATACTCAGGCCGTTTACTGCGCAACCTGTAGTGGAGGGTATGATTGCAAGGACATAGTCTCCGACAGTTGAGCTAACTGTTAGTTTGTGTCCTTTGTAATAACTACCTCCTACCTTTACTCTCTTACCTATTGCCATCGTCGCCTCCTATAATTTCAAATATTGAACTTACAATCTTCTACTGAATAGGTCCCCAAAATATTGTAATATTATCAACCGCAGTTGTGCAGGTAACATTAGCATGGATACCTAAGTCACATACTACACCACCTGGCGGTGCCATGTTAATAGACAACTGTCCAGCCACACTACCAGTGGCATAAGCTCCACCAATAACTGTGCCAGTAGCTGTAGCAGTAGCATCATACACGAAAACCTGAGATGGCCCCGTGGTTAGGCACTGAGCTAAACAGCCATAGTAAACTGAAGGCGCAGTTGCTATTGTAGTGTCTGTGCTTATGTTCGTGTGTAAACTAGCTCTTCTTCTTGCCATTACATTACCTCCTTCTATTCTGAATAGCCGTATAGTGGGTCATCAACAGTCCCAAATGGGTCTTTCCAAGGCTCCCCACTTCTATACATAAGAGTTCCAAAGGGTTCTGCCTCTGGCTCCCAATCTGTATCCCCCTCTGCCCTAGCTGCATCTCTCAACTGCCCAAGAAAACGAGCGTAGTATACCTCTGCATCCTTATACTCCTCCAGAGCTAAGTAGGTCTCCAGTATCCCAGCAGTCATTATAAGTTGGTCTTTGTTCTCATAATCTGATGTCTGGTCTCCAGTTGAAAAGTCTGTAGCCCATTGAGGGTATCTAATGTAGAGAGTGTATGCAGCGTTAGGTATTCTAAAGAACTCAAGATTACTCCCCCAACGTGCGTATATTTGAGGCCTCCCAGTGGAGTAGTTGGTGGGGTAGGGAAAGTACTTGTCAAACTTTCGATAGCTCCAGCGGGTCAACTTCCTCGAATTCTCACTATCTATTAGTCTAATAGATGATATATCCTTTGGATTAGTTAATCCTAAATTGTTAGTCCCAGTAATCATTGGGTAGGTCTTAACATCCGCAACTGTAGCAGCGGTTTCAAGGAGAGTATTAAGCTCATGAAAGTTATAGAAACGAGCTACCCTTTTCTGAGCCCAGTTGAGGTAAGTTCTTACCCTGGTTTGAAGAACGGCTCCAGAGATAGCACTGGCCGTCTCAGACTTTCCACAGATGTCGCAGATTTCTGTTACAAATTCATCCCTCGTCAGAGTTCCTAATCCCATAATTTACCTCATTATTTGTTCTGTATACCTTGACCTTATACTTTTGATTTTATTCAAGTAGTCCTTCCTTCTTTTTACCACCTCTGGGTCTGTGCTTAAAACTCCACCTACTCCCTCTTTATATGCCATTACAAGAGCATCCATAACATCTTCTTTGGACGTGAATACTACCTTATAATCATTAGGGAAAGACACTGTGTTAAATCTAAATATGTCTCGTGCAGCTTCCCTTGCTTGCTTATCATCCAACGCTACACTTTTAAAGGTCTTATCCTTCCACTTGTCTGGAAACATTTTCTGAATGCTCCTAAAGGCTGAGCGTTTTATTTGATAGCCTCCAAGAGCACCAGACTCGGGATGAGGAACATAAGCTTTCTTATCCCTTCCACTTGAACTCTCTGCTTCATAGATTAAGTCAAGTATTTCATCCATTACCTTATAAACCCTATCGCTGTAAAGGTTATCTCCCCAGCATCCCCAGCCATCTGGGTAGCAACTACTGCGGCACAGGTTGTTCCAACGAACTCAGTTACAGTTCCTCCAGTAGTAGAATAAAATTTACTATTAGCAGGGTCAAAGAACACTGATGTTCCAGTAGTTCCTGCATTTATTGTTATTCCACCAGATGCCACAGGAACACCACTAGGTTTGAAGCACTCAAAGTAACCACCAGTTGCATTCCATTCAAAAATGTGTCCATTATCACTTGGACCATTTGCTACACAGGAAAGAACACCCTTAGCTACCTTAGCATTAACTGCACCCGTGTGTGCTACGTCTACAAAATACTTAGTAATTGCTGTTATCTCTGCAAGGTCTGCAGTGGCGTAAGCTGAAATGTCACACTTTCCAGCATATACACCCAAGCTCCTACTAATCCTCTCTGCGTGCTTCATTGGACTTGTTACTGTTACTGTATAAGCCATGACTTCCCCCTCTTTAGTGTCGTTTGTTGACTTCCCGTTTACCTAAAGTTCCCTTCTCATCCTTCCCATCCTTTACAACAACAGTTCCTATTGGGTTCTTCCCCCTCTTCTTTTGAAAGAAAGTTAGTTTCTCCTTAGCCTCAGACTTTAACGCTTTCTCAGCGGTCTCAAGTCTAAGTGTCATGTAAGCCTCATGTCTTCTCATCTCTTCTGGGGATAGCACTATCATCCTAGCTGCATCATTTTGAATTTTAAGACTCCCCATTTGACGCCAGAGTGCTACGTTCTGTATAGTTACTCCCCTATGATTGACCCAAATGCTGAAGTCAACATAGTATTCGAGGCCTGCATCCAACACACTATCACTAAACCAACTGTCGGTGGGTGCCTGGGTATTACATTTAAACCAAGGTTTTTTAAGCTTCTTGAAGACATCAACTTTAAATAGGGTAAAACAGTAAGCCATAAGGTCTACCTTTTGAAGACCCTTCCTTTGGTCTGGAGGCACCTCATAAAGACGAGCTGGACCTTTAAGAATTGGCATATTAGCCACCTTCTGCTTGGTATCATATCTTCTAAAAGCACACATCGCATAAGGAAAGCCTGAAGCGTGCATTACACCCCCAACTATATCCTTATCGTCACTCAACAGTTTAAGAAACATATCTGCTGTTACGTCGTAAACATCATCATCCATTAGTAAAAGATGAGTGCAACCACTTTCGATTGCTAGGTCCACGAGCCTCTCTTCAGCCATGTGAACGGGCATTCTGTGCATAAACTTATACGCAACATGAAACTTAGTTCCCTTATGCCTATAAGTCATAAGCTCTGTCCAAAACCTAAGGAAGCTCTCAGCGAACTCGTGAGACCAACTTAGGATGGGAACCCCTATCAGTATCTTTGGAACTATTTTCTCCTCTTTTACTTTCTTCTTCGCCATGATTTTAACCCTTCCTTTCTTTAAGTTCAGAAAGGAGAGAGGGTTAATCTCCCCCCTTTCCGTAGTTTACCTTTATGTTAAGGTGCTATCTGCAAGAAAATTGGACTATACTCACTATCAGTCCCAAGAGCCATAGCGTAACCAATACTACAGCTTGTTCCTGCGGCTGTAGCTGCCTGAGCAGCACCAGTCCCACCAACAAATGCCATACCACCTTTAGCTATAATACCAGTTCCAGTGGAGTTCATCAAAGCACATGGACCCCAGGTCTGAAGCCAAAAATAGTCGTTAGTGGTTACTGTAATTGGGGCTACACCTACAGGAACATCACCAGTAGCTCCTGCTTCAACCACTTTATTATACATGTTCCTAAGAACAGTAACTTGGTCAGCGGCTGTGTGGGTGGTTACGAGGACATCGTAGAGTTCCAGCGTCCCTGTTGCTGTTGCTGCAATGTCACCGTGGTTCTTAATTCGATACATTGGGCCAGGGCTTGTGCCCTCAGCTACAAAGACATAGCCTTCGTTATACTCACCAGAACCTACACTCCCAGAGGAGTAAAGGTTAAGAGTTCTATCCCCTATGTTGTGTTGACCAGCGGTAGTCTGGACTACGCTTACCTCGCCAGCATTTACATCAGGGGATTGCATTAGATTACCAGCGGCTATTGTTCCCCCTGCACCTGCCCTAGCATACCTAAAGACCCTATCCCCAACTACCTTCCTTGAACCTAACCGAGCCATTTGAATTTGGGAAGCTTGGTATACTCCCTGACCCCCTTGAGGTAATGTTACCTGGTCACCCCTCCAGTTTACTAAACCAGAGTCCTCAGTTTCACCCTGATTTCTAATCGTAATCTTATCTGTTCCCATCTATTCCTCCTTCTTAGGTTTATGGGCTACCTCTAAGGGTGAGTTGGCTCCCACCCCGAAGTTTAGTTCTATGCAGCTTGTGAGATTATAACCCCGTGGCACCTTCTTTTGTCTACCCAGGTTTGACCTCTCTGAACTACCTGACAAACTACATCTTTGAACTGGTTTGGTATTTCCTTCCAAGGACCCATGACGAAGTTGACCGCTGGGTCATAACTAAACCCAATGTGTCTTCTATCTAACATGTAAGTGTAACCAGTGGTGCACTTTGGAGACCATATCCAAGGACGACCCTTAAATGTAATATGGTCTAGTCCCAAACTTACTGCTTCTTTATTTACTACACTTACTCTCTCAAGTGCCTCAGACTCACCAAGTTCATAGGTTGTCTGGTCGCTAACTAAGCAATCTATCTTACCCCACCTTTGGCAGGTGTTCATTAAGTTGGTCATGTCAGACTCACCATAGACCGAGAATGCACCAGTTGCTGTTTTCGTCTGGTTTCTCCAGTAGTAGTTGCCAGCCTCATCAACGGCTGTGGACTGGTTGATACCGTGGATTGTTGCACTAGTAGATGGAACATCATCAATGAGATATTGCATCCCATTGTAATCATCTACTGAGCTACCACCAGTATCCGCCCAAATCGCAGTTTCAAGCTCCTCTTGTAGGGTGTCTCTTACAGTGTTAATCTTTGCATTCATCAGCTTAATGTGAGCTGCTTCACTTCCACCATTTACTTTGTCATCTACCCAATACCTTACTATCTGGTCACCCAAGTTCCTCCAAGTGTCATAAGCAACAGTTAGTGGGTCGAAGTCACTGATTGTGAAAGTTCCACCCTTTGCAAAGAACTTAGCGGTAGTGGTCTTTTTAATCCTAAGAGGTATTTCAAGTCTTCTACCAGAGGTATCCTCTGATTTGAACATCCCCTTGGACTTCCACAATGCAACTAACCTGTTCTCCTCGAAAACTTGGTCTACAATACCAGGTCTCCTTTTAGCCCAGGTGGTAGTATACAACGTGTTTAGATATTCAGTTAATGTTGCCATTGTAACTCCCCTCTTCTATGTTATGCAGCGGGGATTTCTCCAAGCTTACCTTTTACTTCTTCTAATGACTTCTTAGCGGCTTCATCTGGACTGAGCTTTTTAAGTTCATCGTAACTTTCAGAAGCTCCTCCAGGTTTTTCACTCTTAGACTTCTGTTGCTTCTTCTTATCAGCTTCTGAAGTCTCGGTGTGGATGCCCTTTACGTGGTCTTTAGCTTTAGCATAAAGCTCACCAAGGGTTAGGTTTGCATTCTTAGGGTCAAGGGATAGACCATACATTATGGGTCGGTAGGTTTTGAAATCCTCGTGTTGACGGGAGAAGGCATCTATTTCTCTCTTGGTGTCCGCATCTCGGTCTGCTTTACTCGACTTCTTAAGGTCGTCCATCTCTCCTCTAAACTTATCCTCAGCTCTTTTAGTTGCGAGGTCTAAGATTTGCTTTGGAGTTAACTTCTCCAGAGCTTCGTCCGAGAGTTCATCCTTCTTTTCCCCTTTGTCCTCTTTCTTGTCCCCTTTATCACCCTTGTCATCTTTACTACTATTTAACCAGTCAAGGTATTCAGGAGAGAGAACCTCTAACCTTAAATCTTCCAATTCCCCTTTGCTTTTTTCAAGTTCCGCTACTATTGCGTCGTGGTCAGCTTTGGATACACTATCTCCGCCACTTTTGTCGCCTTTGTCGCCTTTGTCTCCATCGCCTCCATCTCCATCAGCAAACCATCTTCTCCCACTTAACTGAAGTAGGTTTGGGTAGATGTAATTCATATGCCTAAACATTTGCTACCTCCTTCTTTCCCTCATCGGGTTTGGGTTCGACCTCAGGGTTAGCCCTTACAGGTCGTGTTATGTCTCGCCTTCTTAATCTATAACTTCTACTTATACTATCCATTGCAGCTTTTATAAATTTCCCTGACCAGAAACCAGTAAAGGTTACTTCTGGTCTTTTCCCTGGAGTGTATTTTAGGAAGATTGTCTTCTCCTCTTCCATCCTTTCCTGGGGAGTGCCACTAAGAGCTGATGCTAATGCTTTAGAAGTTAATCTCTTTTCGGGGTCCATAGTTCCTCCTATCTGAGGTCCCTAGCTACATCATCTTTCATAACCAGTCCTCGTCGGTTAAGTTCCCGTTTAAACTCTTCTTTATTTCTTGTAAACACTGGTTTGTCTCCAAGTCCAAAGTGCCAACCTTTATAGCCCTTACTCTTCCTCTCAGCGTTTCGCTTGGCTAACTCTCTATGTTTACCCTTACTTGCAAGGTAAGAGTCATACTCATTACTAGTTAGGTCTGTTTTTCCTCTCGGCATCTTTTAACTCCTTTTCACAATTGGAACAACGCTCTCCTTTGAAGCACTTGTTACACTTAGGACATATAGTCAATACCTTCAACTATCCTCCTAATCCTGGGAAGCTACCCCTACCCCCACCCATTCTCATGAAGTCGTTGAACATCATAGCTTTCTCTGGGCTTCTACCAGGACCTTCTCCTGGGAATAGGAGCTTTGGGTCTATCCAATCAAATTGGGAAGCGTAACTTTCAAGTAGATATTTGGTATCGAGGCCTGGTATCTTTAACGAGAGCTCTATAAACTTCTCAGCTTGGGCTTGACGAACTCTTTGGTCTGTTGGAATTGCCTCTTCTGGGTTTATCTTATAGTTAAACTCACCTTTAATTTCACGACCTGTAAAGCGTATCCAGTATTTTGCTCCATCGTTGCCTACTATATCTATTAGACGCTCTGCTGTCCAATTGTCAAAGATTATCTGGTTCATACCTCTAAGAATTGAGGATAGGAGGTCAGCCACACCATCTCTTCTTTCATCTATTCTAATCATACTGGCTGCTCTTACAATTTCCGCCTCGTGGGCTGTCCTTCTACCACTGGGAGCCTCGAAGGAACCCATTTGATTTCGGGAGAAGCCTACAATTTCTCTTACATCTTCTCTAATCTCTCGAGCGGCTATGTTGAAATCGGGTGGGACATGGGATTGGAGGAGGCTCACTACCTTTCTAATGTCTCCTTGAGGGCCTACCTCTACTCCAACGGCTGCTTTGGGGTCAGCATCGAGTAGTTTAGTTAACTCATCCTTTTTAAGGAGGCCTTTATCATATAATATCTTGAGAAGTGCTACTCTTCGGTGCATCTTAGCCATAGTTCTTACATCATTTAGCTCTAATTGCTGCTTTTCTATCATACGAGCGTCTGGAGCCCACCAGAAGTAGTCTGGGTCTTCGTTGAAGCCAAGAACTCTAGCATTTAATCCCTCAATTTGAAGATAATCATAATCATCTCTAAGAAACTTATTGTGGTCAAGAGATATTACCATCAACCTTCCGCTTCTTAGGTCATGTATTTCCCAAAGCTCTACCCATTCACTCTGCCAATCTTCTTCAAGGGTCTGGTTAATACCACCAGGTATCCCTTCTGGGCTTCCCCCTAGTCTGGTTTTGTAGGGGGCTTTAAGTTTAGCTTTATTCTTATATTTAGGGTCCTCTTTTATGTCTTTTAAAGGTCTCATCTTCCTAAATCCATACCATTGGTTCTCCCCCCACTCGTGGGTTCCCCAGGGGACTATAAAGTCTGCTGGATTACATCGAAGGAACCAGGGCATACCAGGTTTTACGTCTATATTATACTCTATTCTTTCACCTTTTTTATTAAAGGTAGTGAGGGAACTATCTTCAAACTCTTCTGATGAGAAGGAGGGGTTGAAGCCAAATTCCGTATCATAACCGAAGATGCCTGGACCTCTACCACAAGTGTAACAGTCAAGTATCATGGATTTGAGTTGTTTTTTGATACCAAGTTCCCTTAAAAGGTAGTTATCTACTCTCTCTAAAACTCTGGCATGCATCGTGTATCCTGGCTTCATCGGAAGAACAGCTACTCGGGGGTTTCGAAAGTAGACTTGGGGAATGATTGAGCGAGCCACGGCGTGTATTATATTTACTGGGACTATACTCTCTCCCCAGAAGCCTCTAAGCATGGTCTTGTAGCGCCTCCACTCATTAGACCTCCCATATTGGGTGCGATACCTTACTCCCATCCTAATTTGAGTCTTCCAATAGTCTAAGCGTTTAGGTTTTTTACCCTCAAGTCCATCAATAACCATGGGCTGCTTTTAACCTCTCTTTGTTCTCTTTCTCACTCTTTGGGCGTTTAATACCTCTCTTCTCTAAACTCTTCCACTTTTTATCCAGGTAGCTCTTCTTATTCATTTGCTTAGGGCCTCTGTATACTTATTCCCTCTCTTCTTAAGTCCAGTTCCCCTTTTAGGGAGTTTACTCTTCTTCCCATAGAGTCTTCTATGTCTTGCTCTTCTTTGAGCCTCTGTTCTTGGATGTCCTCTTCTCCTTTTACCATCCCACATTTTACCCTCCAGCTAAAGCTTTAGAATACTTGTTTTTACCTCTATAGTGCCCATACTTCCTTATCCATTTTCTCCACATGCTGGGTTTATTATGTCTCATCCAAGACTCTTGAGCGTGTGAAGTGAAGGGCATAATTTCAATTTTTGAACTTATAAACCAACCAACGGGTCTTCCAGTATAACCTCAACCTCTTGCTCAGTAAAGGGGTCAGTTTTAGGAAGTTGGTCTCCAAAGATACCTTTCCCTCTCCCCTTTCCCCAGGCCTCCTTTAAAAAGTCATCAATATTCCCTAAAGGGAGGAAATCATTCCTATTCCTCACACTAACATCCCTTTTAGCGACACCAGGTCTAGCCACCTGAATTTGATAAGCAAGGGCATCCAATATATCCTTCTTACAAGTATGGTCATTAGGGACATAATCACAAAACTCATCTATAAACTCTTTATGACTATCTTTACAATGAACAGCAAGGTTTGAAGCAATTGGCTCAATAGCTCTAATCCTAAGTTCCTTACTCTCATTCCCCTCAGGTTTAATATTATGAATACGCATCCAAGGCACCTTACCATCTTCCATGTAAATGCGGGCAAAGTGGGCAAGTGACTTCTGATAATATACACTCTCCACACTGATACTCTCAGGGTGAAATAAGTTCCAATGCTTCCCCATTAGTTTAATTACCTCACTCGGGTCAAACCTACCAGTATCATAGTGGACTAACCATACGTGATTAAGGTGGTCCCAACCACAAGTAAGGACAACTGCATTACAGTCCCCCCTCTTGCGTTTAGAGCTTCCCCATTCAGCAAGGTCTACAGTGGTAAACTTCCTAATGGTCTCAGGAACCTCTCCTGGACTAGTGTAAAGCTGAAGCCATGGCTTTTTGAATAACATCTCTTCAGGCGAGCGTGGAAAGAGGAGGTATTGCGTGGAGAATATGTAGGTGCCTTGGGCATCTCTTATCCCTCTTAACTGTTTCTTGTCATAACACTCAGGCCACTCTGGGTCACACTCCTCCCAATTTAAACCAGCGTTTAGTTGCTCAAGCTTAACAGCAGCCCTCATAAACCTCTCATAACTTGGCTCATTATCCCAGATATACTTAATAAGGTCTCTCTTAGCCCATCTAGTCCCAATATTATAAATCCTAGTATGTCTACCAGGAACCAATAGTGAGTGAGTGAGCTTATGCCACCCAATAGCCTTATCTATATCTTCCTGACTTGGATGTAACTCCTTCCCAGTGAGGTCATCTTTCTTGGCATATACAAGGTCATCCTCTACTACCAAATCATAATGCCGAGAGATAGAGGCACCACCTACTCCAGCTGCCTCAAAAGTACTTTCAGTATAATTATTAGCTCTATTTATACAAGCACTCTGATTACTCCACCTAATCTTATTAAAATTCCTCGGTATTACTTCTGGAAACAGCATCTGCATCACAGGATTACTCTCATAAGTCTTCCTAATAAGGGAAATCATCTTCTCAGCATTACTAATTACATAACTTGCAACAAGTATCCTCATATCAGGTCCCAATTTCCAAAACTTATCAGTTGGGTCAGTCCCTTCTGGGAACTCATCAGCCGCTCGTCTAATCAAGGTCGCCCAAATCGGGTAAGCTATCGACCCAATCCAAGTCTTAACAAAAGAACGGGGCATAGTAGCTTGTTTCCTTCTACTATCCCCCTCTAAAAACCTACAATACTCTCCATGGAGGTCTTCCGTAATATCGTCGTAGCCCATCACACCAACACAAAATGCGTAAAGACTACGAAGACATTGTTTCCTTAAAACTAACCTCTGTTTTTCTGACATCCTTACTAAGTCCATTACTTTCACCTCTATTAACAAGACGCATAGCATCTATGTCATCTATCATTATTCTTCTCGTTCTGTTGTAATAGATACCTTACTGCTACTATCACCACTTTGCGCCATTTTCATAACTCGCTCAAACCTATCAGCCATCTTATCCGTAACTTCCACCGTAATCTTAGTCTTCTCAGTATGAGCTTTATACCCCGCCCTATCAAGTATGGAGTTAGAAATAGAGTTCCTTACAAACTCACTCCCAGCACCATCCAACATCTTCTCTTGAGCCTCTATAGCCTTAATAGCAAGTGCCTTAATTTTACTCTCTACAGGGTCTCCACTAACTATCCCATCAACCTTATTATCAATTACCCTATCCTGAAGCTCTCTCCACTTCCTCTTCCTTCTTGACATAAAAAGAGGACTATTCCTAATAGCAGATATCCTAGTCCCTGACATACCCAGCGCACTCTCCATATCCTTACCACTCGAACCCGCAATATCCATAGCAATCATCAGTTGAATTCTAGAACTCATATTAACAGGTTCATTTGCAAGAGTAGATATAGCCTTCATATTATGTGGTTTTACCTGTCCCATTTCCACCTCCCTCTACTAAACAAAAAAGCGACACAAAGGCATCAACATTTAAGTCAATGTAATGTGTCGCTAAGCTTAGTAACTATCACCCCAGTCTTCGTCAAGACGAGGCGTGTAATTTCAAAAAATCCAAATCGGCTTTGTTCAACTTTTAAAATCTATACCCCAAACATACTATATTTCCATTGTATAGTATATCACACAAGGTAGGTTTTGTCAAGGGAAAAGTGTTGAAATTACGGATTTTTTTATTTGCTCTAACCCTTTGAAATCATTGAACTTATAACTTTTGAGCCTCAAATTTTGGTAGCGTAAATTTGGGGGTAAACTAATAAAACTAAACACTCTGGGGGGTGTGGTGGGTAGGTTATATTAAATAACATAACATACCTTGATTACATAGCATACATATAGGGGCATTACCTATATTATACATACACACAGAGCCGACGGCTCGGGGCGTTTCTCTAACTCTAATGGAGGCAATCACTTACAACATTAGCCCTGATACGATTTATGTAGATTTCCCTTGACATTATAGTTATATATGCTATACTTATAATACAACCATTAGTATAATCATATTGCTCTTTAAAAACTAAATATGTCGGCGTGTTTATGCTATGCTCGGAGGTCTATGCGTAAACTTGAAGTAGGTATAAAATACAATGTCCCTGATGACTTTGACGACGCAGGAACAGAAATTACGGGAACTTGTGAGATTACATTATTTGATAGCGTTGCCGACGCAACGGATAACTTATCAGAGAAAGAAGTTTTGAAACTCATCAATGATAAGCATAAAATCAATCAATGTAATACAGCAAGGTTAAAGTTAAAAACTGACAATGGACACATCGTATCTCGTGAACTTTCACCAGAAGTCAAAGAACGCTTGAAAGCAACACGACGCAAAAATCAACAAGCAATAAAAGTTTTGCAAGGTTTATCAGCAGATAAACTCGCAGAGTTAGGTATAACACTCTAACTCTAACATTAACTCTAACATTTTTATAAAACATCACATAGATAACACGCCGATATATTAATTTTATCCCACCATTTTTAAAAATTACTCCCATAAACTAACATTGTATTGACAGGTTAGTATTGTATTGACATCATAAGTGATTTATTGAAATTACAGGACTTTTTAAATCTCTTTAAAACACGGAGTTTATTAGACTTACAGCGTTTTGTGTAACTCTGTGTAACCCTCATTTTCTCCGAACCCCAATAATTAGAAGGACTTATAGAAATCTGGCGAAAGTTACACAGTTACACGGGTATCCTATTTTACTTTATAAATATATTTATAATATATATAAAATATATATATAAACATACTTCTTAAAAACATTTAAAAGCACCCAGCAACCCCCTGTGTAACTGTGTAACTTTGGTTCTTTTTCTATAACCCCAATAATCCCAACAGCTTAGCGTAATTTCAAAGTTACACAGAGTTACACGGATTTACATAACTCCAATGAACTCCGTGTTTTAAGGTAATTTAAAATCTCTTTATTGAACTTACACCCTCAACCCCGCCTCTACTCAAATCTCCAATATAAGCCCTCATCTTTTCCAACCCTATACTCCCCTATACCCTCGCTATTACTTTGCCTCTACTGGCTCACCAAACCCCAAAAACGCAATTTCACCCTTTGAGGTCGCCCTCTCAATTTTTGAAATACCCTCAAAATTTATTTTTTTGACTTCTCACAACCCTAATAATCCCAATAGGTTACAACAAAAAAAATAACTTGACAAAGCCCTTACCTCGTGATATACTTCTTATATATACTTGAACCATAGGTAATTGCTTTTTCAAGACCTAAACTAAAAATACTACTTTTTAAAAGTTTGAACTTACGAACATAATATTCAAAACACACATTGTAACAAAAATAAGTAAAGGAGAAGGGGTGAGATAAAATGGATAAGTTGGATAAATATTTAGCATATCAAAATAAACCACCTGTTGATAAGATTAAACCGAATGGGAAGTTGAAGTGGACAAATAGGGTAATGATTGATGTATTTGGTAGAGAGGGGGTAGAAGGTGCCTGATGATATAATGAGATGGTTGTTTGCGGAGAGCTATGTGGAACCATTGGATAGTTTGGGGATGAGTATGGAAGTAAATGGCGCTCAGAGGGTGGAGATAAGACCATTGGGTGAAGACCAGGAGGAGTTGAGATGGAGCCTTTGAAGTTTGGGGATGAGGGAAATAGGAGTGGTCTCACGAAAGACCAAAAGAAGCTTGCTAATAAGGTTATGAAGTTGATGGCGAAGAAAGGGGTTATGGAGGCGTTGATTGCCCTTGCGAGTGATAAAGGGGAT